CGGGGGGTCTCGGTAAGGAGTTTGGAGAGCAAGGTATTAGTATTCGCAGAAGCCCTTCATGGGTTTCGGGGGGAAAGCCTTTTACACTTGGAAATACGATGTTTATTCCAGAGCAGATGAATAAAGAAATTCAGGAACATTTATCAGCCGATTATTATGGTAATATAGACACTCAACAGGGCAGAGATGATTTCGCTATTGAAGAAGAGAAGCTTCATGTTGCACAATTTCGTGAGAGGGGATTATTAGGATTCCTTCCTAAATATGTATTGGATATAGCGAAGCATGGTATAGAAGGAAGATATGAAGCACCCGATGCTCTTGAAGGGGTTCATTGGGCAAATCCTACCGAGAGAAGTAGGTTACTGAAACGCTTTCCTAAATAATTAATAAATAAGGAGTAAATAATGGAAAATATCATAATTGCAGGATTCTTTTCAGATTACTTTAGCTGGACAAATCTATTCTATCTATTAGGTCTTATACTGGCTGGTATAGCTACTATGATGGCTTCCAGGTATAAGGCAATAATGAAAGAAATAGGTGATGTAGCTAGGGTATTAGAGGAAGCTCATGCTGATAAGAAGGTAACTAATGCTGAGAAGAAGAAGATAATGAAGGAAGTACTAGATGTACTTAAAAGTGTAATTAACTTGAAGTGGAAGGTTTTTTAATGCCTAAATTTGGCACAAAATCACGAAATGCATTACACAGCTGTGATGAAAGGTTACAAAAGGTATTCAATGAAGTTATCAAAACGGTGGATTGTTCTGTACTTGAAGGTCATAGGCATCAAACTAGACAAGATGCGTTATACAAAGAAGGGAAAACAAAGGTTAAATATCCTAAGGGGCGTCATAACGCTATGCCTTCTCTTGCTGTGGATGTATGTCCTTACCCTATTGATTGGACAGATAGGGAAAGGTTCACATTATTCGCAGGGTTTGTATTAGGAACTGCTAAAAGTATGGGTATTGACCTAAGGTGGGGGGGAGATTGGAACCAGAATTGGGAAGTTAATGATAATAAGTTCGATGATTTTCCACATTATGAAATAAGATATAGGAGCAAGAATAAACAATGAAGATTAAAAATAAGTTTACTGGAGAGATTAAAGATTTTGAGTATGATTTTATGGGGAAAGCTGAAGCTAAAAGGTTAATAAATACAGGTCAGTGGAAGAAAGTGAAAGATAGTACTGCTATGGGTGGATTAGGAAGTCCTGGCTATGGTAGTTTAAGTCAAGGTTTTGGTTCATTTGATGATGATGATGAAGACGAGGATGATTGGGGGTATTAAGTGGATAAAGCAGACCTAGTCGGGGATACTAGTCATGGTGGAGAAGACAGAATATATGAGGTTGTCGCTCAATACCTCATACATGGTGATGATGCTGCTGATATTCTTGGGATTAAAGAAACTACCCTTAGGAGGTATTTAAGAAGAGCTAAAGCATTAGGAGTTGATGTAGAACGAGGGAAGCTCCTAAGGGATATAGAGTCAAATTATTCTAGGGCAGAGCTTCTGGCTATAGCTAAGGGTTCTAAGGTTTTACCAGGTCAATTAGTAACTCCAGTTGTAGAGTTTGAAGGTGAGCGTACAAGAATTGGGTTGATGGGAGATGTTCACTTTGGTAGTAAGTATTGTCTTTATGAACTTGTAGATAAGGCCTTTGGAGAGTTTGAGGATAAAAATTGTGATATTGTAGTACAGGTTGGAGATTTAACAGAGGGTATGTCTAATAGACCTGGACATATATACGAATTAGACCATCTGGGATATCATGAGCAGAAGAAAGTGGCTATTGAATATATGAGTAGGTGTCCTAGACCACTTTATATGATAGATGGTAATCACGATAGATGGTTCATTAAATCTAATGGTGCTCTAATAGTTCCTGATATATGTGATGCTATTGAACACGCTACTTTCCTAGGTCATGATGAGGGTAGTATCTCACTTAGTGGTGTAGCTGAATTAAGGTTATGGCATGGTGAAGATGGTTCTAGCTATGCTGTGTCATATAGAATACAAAAGATTGTAGAGTCTCTAACTGGCGGTCAGAAACCTAATGTTATGATGTTAGGTCATGTACACAAGAGTATGTATCTGTATGATAGACATATTCATTGTTTTAGTGCTGGTGCTTTTCAGAGGCAAACTTCTTGGATGAGGGGAAAACGGTTGGCCTCCCATACAGGATTCTGGATAGTTGACATATATGTTAACAAGGATGGAGTAAGTAAAACAACAGGGACTTGGTATCCATTTTATGCCTAAAGAAATATTAAATATAACTGAATTTCACGCTGGATTAAATAATGCATCATATCCTACTGATGTTGACAATTTATCTTCTACTAAGGCTCAGAATATAGATTTTGATACATATGGTCAGATTAGACTATGTGGAGGAACAGTGGTTCATGCTGCTGATACTAACTCACCTTCTGTAGAAATATTACCTGGCTATGGATTACATCAGTTTTCACATGATAGAGTTAATGGACATATAGGAGCCCATCTTAGTGAGTCCGATTTTAAAAGTAATGATGATTGGACTGTTACTGACCAATGGACTGATTCTTCAGTAGGAAAACTTGCTGATTATTCTCCTACTCCAAGTGAAGCATGGAGAACATCTCAGAGTCATAGTTCCTTTCTCCAAGAAAGTACTAGTGGTAGTGGAACAGGTATGTATGTTTCAGCTGTGACTGATAGTAGTGGAAATCCTACTTTTACAATCACTAACGGAGGGACAGGGTTTGCAACAGGCGATACTGTTGTATTTGGTGACCCAAGTGATGATGGGGAACTATTTCAGGGAAATGCTACTGTAACCATTTCTAGCTTAGCTTTAAGGTTACGTTATGTTACAAATGCAATGGGAGGAACTGTTACTCAAACAGCAGCTAATAGAGCATATGCAGGGGTAGATGGTGCACAGTATGTCTTAGAGTATACTATAGTAGTTAATATAGTGCCTAATGGCGACTTTGCTCTTAACATGACTACTTTTGGAGCTGCTAGTCAGGCAATGCCATATACTCCAACTGGTAGTGTACTTTCTTCAGAGCCTCAGAAATTTAGAGTTATCTTTACAGCTCATGCTAATGCAGATTCTCAAGACTTTGTTATAGCGGCAACTGAAACCACTACAAGTACGGGAGATTTTAGAATAATTGACATATCACTTAAATTGTATGACAATGCTGAAACTGGGGAAGATTACTTAGTATTAGCAGACAATGAGTCTGCAGACCCTGCTATTTATATGTATGCTAAAAATGCAGATACTTGGAGTCCTCAGCAACTTATTACTATAGGAACTGCAACAGGTCAAACATTTGCTCCTACATTCTTTTATGATAATGGAGCTCTAAGAATAAGTGATAGTAATTTTAATTCTAGTAATACTAATAAATGGTATGGATATATTAAAAGAATATTATGGAAATCTCTTAGTACTGCATGGCAGATTAATTATGATGAGTGGATTATTGCTGACCAAGGAATTTCTGCTCCTGCAGTAGGAAGTGTTTACTGGGATGATATAGGAAACAATACTGAGAAAAACTTAATAAGTGCTTCTAGGGGAAATTATGTCGCCATATTAATGCAAGAAGATGGTGCTGGAGCTAATATTATAGATTTTTATAAGAAAAAATGGAATGTTGGAGTATCATATACATATGATGAAGGAAAACGAAAGCAGCATTCCGCTATCACAGTAGTAACTACCGAAAAAGATGGTAGTGCTATAAAAGAAATTGATATGACTGGAGAGGATAAGAATCCTGAGATGCGTTGGGGTTTAGCATATCATGCTAAAGGGGCTATGTTTAATAATAAAAGGATAACTGGTCATACTATATGGATTAGGGAAGCAGGTGATAGTAATGAGAGTGCTGATTCAACATGGTATCTCATACAAGAGAATGATTGGATAGAGGGTATCTGTAAAAATTATGTATCAGGTTTAGAAGACACTATGGAAACTTATGTTGAACTAGATACTGGTGGTAATAGTATGTACTTTATAGAAAATGATACAGATTCTACATCTGAGACTATGGCATCTATACCTCAAATAACTTTCAACGATTTTACGGGGTACAAATCATCAGAGACTATTACTGCTCAATATAAAACCGCAACAGTTTTAAATAGGTCAACTTATATCGCTAATGTAAGACAAGCTGGAATTACTTATGGGGATAGAATGATAAAAAGTCCTGTTAATATGAATGATGTCTTTCCCTCAGAGTCACGATTTGTTGATATTATATCTAGCGATGGAGATAATATTATAAAGCTAGAATCATTTGCAGATAGAATATTGCAGTTCAAGAAAAATAAGTTACTAATATGGATGGTAACTCAAGATATGGAACAGTTAGAATCTACTTATATGCATAAAGGAATTTTACATCCAGCTTCTGCTTGTAAAACAGACTATGGGATTGCCTGGGTGAATAGATTTGGATGCTACTTATTTGATGGAGAAAATATTCATGATTTACTTGAAAAAGAAGGTGTAGTTGTTATTAGTCCTACAGAGTGGGATAAGTTTTTAAGAGCTGATAAAAGTACTACTGGGAATGAATTAACTCCAATGATACAGTACTTACCGAAAGATAGGAAACTTTTAGTATTTGATGATATCACTAATACGTCTACTGAAGAACCAAGAATGTACATTTATCATCTTACACACCAATCATGGACTACTGCTACACATGGTGTTTCAGATAATTCCTTAGGTGGTGCAGTATCACTAGAAACTCTTCATACCCTTACAGCAGCTGAGGCTGATGACACCAATCCTGCTGCATTTAAAGCTGAGACTAAATTTGCACCTATATTTAGAGGAACAGAAAAACTTGGATACGATAGTGGAGGTACTTCTGAAATTTTAACAGGTGATATAATTACTGGGGCTGATAGTACAGCATATGGCACTGTTGGTGATTTATCTATAAATTCAGGTTCTTTTGCTGGTGGTGATGCTGCTGGGCATTTGTATTTTTATAATCAATCGGGCACCTTTACTAATAATGAGCAATTAAATAGAACTGGGTCTGCAACTACTACTAATATTGCTACTGCCGATGGAACCAACTCCGACATATGCACTGTTAAGCTTGAGGAATCAGATGCAACACAGATTGCTATTAGTACTCTAGAAAGTTTAATATTGGGTTCAAAAAACTTTGTTCAAACCGATAGCTCTACATATGTTACTTTAAATGTTAATTTAGATAATGGAGAAGTTTTAGCTAAAGTTGGACATAATGATATGGACGAAGGTGGTACTTTAAAATTTACTTATGATTATAAATCTTTAACAGGCAACAGAGATATTAATAAAATAAAGACAAATTCAGTTGTTGATGTTGATGGAAATTGTGTGTGGGCTCATAGTACTGGGACTATTGTAAAATGGGACGACTCTCCTAAACAAACAAAGAATGTTTTTTACAAAACAAAGTTTCTTGATTTTGGTAATCCAGCTCAAGGTAAAAAAATATATAAAGTATATGTAACGCATAGGTATGCTGGAACTGTAAGTTTAGGGCTATACGGTGAAATAGTTTCACAAGTTGCAACAAGTGGACAGACAGGAATTGGTGAAGTTACTAATGATTTCTTTTTTGGATATTTAGTACAAGATGATACCCATGCAGGGAGTTACATCACTCAAGCTTTTAGTCCCCCTTCAGCAGACTTGTCTGGGAATGCTCTTACTTTAGGAAGTGCAACTGCTCTTAGGTTATATATTCAATCGTATATGAGCTGGGGAGGCAGCGAAGCTGGGGCAAGTCTTGACGGAACAGCACATGCTAGCTTTAGTATAAATGATGTTTCAATAGTATACAGAAAGAAAACAATTAAATAGTATGGGATATACAATTAAAGAGAAGAGGTTAATGCAAACTAAGCAAACAAGAGTTCAAATAAAAAAAGGGGCTCCTGTTATATCAGATTTAATTGAGGGTGTTCCAGTAATAAGATATGTTGATATGGGAGTGGTACATGGGTTATATCAATATGTTAGATATAATAATGTTTTATTTAGAGTAAAATTAGATAGAGTAAAGGAATATAGAGGATAATATGGGATATGAACAATACTTAAGGTCAGCTTATCAGACTGAAGAAACTGAGGCTACTAAAGGTCAAGCTTTAAGGGATAAAGAGAGACAGAATAAACTAATATTAGCATTATTAGGGGTAAAGGGTGCTGACTTAACTATGCAGTTAAGGAATAAGTCTATTAGGGACAGAATGACTGGAAAGGATGTGTATTACAATGAAAGGGGTATGCCTATGAAGCTTTCAAGGGGGGTAGAAAAGCCTACAGAAGGAATGCTAGATACATTCAGAAGGTCAGTCTGGGGGAAAGAGAGTGATTATATACCTATGGATTATTCAGGTATTAAGGGATTGAGTATGACAAAGCCCGCTCAAATAGGAGGAGAATATATAGTTCCTGGAACAACTCCACAGTATAATGTACCTGATGACTTACCAATTTATTCAGGTGGAGGAGTGAATGACCCTTATGGCGTTATGAGTGCATTTGAAGAAGCTTGGGGGTCTGGGCCTGAAGCTACACAGACAGGTGGTGAAGTTGGAGGTTTACTAGGAGGTGCTGGTAATATATTAGGTATTGTGCAAGGGCTTAGGGGTTTGGATACTACAGGATATCGTTCAGCAAGTGAGGCTAATAAACAGAAGTGGTCTAGCGGTATTGATGCTGCTTTAGCTGCTTCTATGTTTACTCCATTAGCACCTGTTACAGGACCTATGGCACTTGGTAAAAGTTTATTGTCTTGGCTAACTTAGGAGTTTATTATGGCATACGGAAATAATAAAATGAATACACAGGCACCAATGCCTATGAGACCAGGTATTGGTGCACTTCCAAAAGCAGGGGGTATGAATCCTATGGCTACTGGAGGTATGGGACCTATGACTAATAGAGGAGTAAATCCTATGCAGGGTGGACTGATGCAGGGTTTAGCTGCACAAGGGCGAGGAGGTGATACTGAGCTTGCTCATGTAAATCCTGTAGAGGCTAATCTATTAAAGTCATTAGGTGGAAGCGGTACTATAAATCCAAATACAGGGTTGAGAGAATATAGTTGGCTTAGTGAAGGATTGGACTATCTTTTTGGAGGACAAGCATCTAAAGATGTGAGTGGGGCGTATGAGAGCATGGATGAATCCATATTTCAAGGGTGGTTACCAGGAGGGTATGATGCTCCAACTTGGCGTGATATAACACAGATGTGGGGTCAACATTTAGGCATGCCTGTTGGTCAAGATGATGATGGGCTTTATTGGGGAGATTATCCAGGTTCTGACCCAGATTATATAGGCGGACTACAGGCTGAAAGTAGATTTGGGGATTATCTTGCTTCTACCCAGACAAGAGCTGAGCAATTAAGGGGGCAAAAGAATAGAAATATGGGAGGATTACTAGCTCAGGCGTCTAGTGATTATAGACCAGCAAAAGAACAGTATAGTAGAGGTGTAGGTTCTATGAATGTATCTGATGCAGGTGAAGCTTTTGGCCCTATTAATCCACTAAAGGCACATATAAGAGGCGTCCGTGAAAGTGAATTTGGAATTAATAAGCAATATTCTGAGGATAGATATGGATTATTATCAAGTACCAGAGATGCTTATAATGATTATATTAATAATCTTATTAGTCCTGAGTTTAGGGCGGATGCACTGAGTTATGATGAAATGACAGTCGATATGCCATGGCTGAAAGAACCTGAAACAAATACTACATAAAGGAGAATAATTATGGCAGAAAATCAAATGGCATTAGTAGTTAATGCAATTATAGACTCTCTTAATAGGAGAATCCCATCGGCAACTGAGAGTGCTGCAATGGATACACGAACTCAAAGTCTTGCAATGGATTTACAGAGGCTAAACATGGAAAAGGAAGCTCAAGATTCTCTTGCTTTAATAAAGCAACGGGAACTTGAATTACAAGAAAGTGTTACAGCTTCTGATATATCGAGAAATGAACTTCAGAATCGGCTTAGTATATCCAGTACATTTGGTGGCAATTTTCAGGATATGGATGATGTTCCTGCTGGAACTTTGACAATTAATGAGAAAAATGCAAACAAGGAATTAGATAGACAATATCTGTCAACATATGGTGTAGTATATAAGGACTTTGAACCAGGAATGAGTACTCTTAAGGAGATTTCAGAACAGAAGGCATTAGATGCATATAATCTTACACATTTTGGAAAGATTAATCCTGGGAAAACAGATACTTCTTTTGCAGGACAGACCTTTGCTTTAAATAAAGCACAAGCTGCGGTGATTGATACGTTTAAATATACAACTCAGGATGGACAAGTGCTAGAGATTCCAATTACTCAAGCCAATGCTAGTACAATTATGGGCCAAGATGTTGAAAACCATCTCAGGGAGTATACTATTAAAAAACATAAAAGAGACCTTGGTGAGTATTCATCATTTAAGCCACATAATGTAATACATATTCCTAATTTAAGTGCCTGGAGAACTGGTGAAACCTATACACCTACTCATTATAAAATTGATGAAAAGTTAAAGTCAAAGACATTAGGAAGTGTAAATAAAATAATTACGAAACCTAAAGAGAAAGCTTGGGCAAAGAAAGGAAGTTTAATTGGACAAATAGAAAGAGAGATAGAGGTAATGGAAAGCCAGTCTCAGCATGTATTAAGTCTATGGGATAGTATGTCTCCATCAGACCAGGCTGTATGGACAACTAGTCTATCAAAAATTGAAGAGTATCTAGCTAGATGGGAATATCAACCTAGTACAAACTGGAGTATGGTTGGTGAAGACGAAGATATGGTTTACGAACTTTCAGAAAGATTAGCAGCATTAAAAGCAAAACAAAAGTTTGCTATAACTAATGCACTTCTTAAGGCTCAATAGTAGAAATAAGTAATGGCTAGTGCTTTTCAAGTACAGCAGGCAATAAATCTATATTACCAGAATCCTAGTGCTTGGGACTTTGGTCAAGTAGACCAATTAGAAGCACTAGCTAAACAAAGTCAAATCCCTTTTCAGAGGGATGTAGCAGGTTCTGAAAAAAGTCTACTATCTCAAGTAGCTAATATTCCAGGTCAATTTGCTTCTGGTTTTCTCCAGGGGTTTTCTACTATACCTGTAGGTCCCCACCCTACTGGTGATATCGAGGGTATAAGCAGGAGTATAGGGCATCTATTAGGGTTTATAGGAATTATACCAGGGGTAGGTACTACTGGTAGTATAGCTACAAGAGCATTAGTTGGAACTGGTAAGGGGCTTGCTGTTGCTGGTAAAATAGGAGCTGCTGCTAAGGTTCTAAAAACTGCTCCTAAGGTTTCACAATTTAAGTCTGCTCCTATGTATCTTGCTGATATTTTAACCAAGAAGGTTGGCCAGTCAAGTGCTGGTAAGGCTGTTGGTAACTATCTTGGGACTTCAGTTGGTGGTGAAATAGGTAAACAGATGGTAAGAGGTGGATTTCATCTTGGTGCGGCTTCTGCAGTATCAGCATGGCCTGAGGCATGGGAAGATGGGGTAGACCAATTTCTTGTTGCTGGGATTCAAGGTGCTATATTTGGAGGATTCTTTGGTGGCATAGGTAATATACCAGGATTGAAAGGTATGACTACCCAAGCTAAGGTAATGAGAGGGGTTGCTGGAGCAGCTTTCCAGGGACTTCCTTCCACTCTTCAGGGTCAGACTACACCTAATCAAGTATATAATTACTTACTCGGAGGTTATTTTGGAGCACAGTCTCGAACCTGGCAATTTGCTAAGGCCCGTGATTTTGTTGAGAAACTCGACCATACCCAGAAAGGAGCTGCTATTACTGCTAAAGGATTTGAGGATTTAAATCCAGAAGTACAAACTGAAGTTAAGGGCTATGTTAATGATTTTTATAAGCCAAAAGAAGCTCAAGCAGGGGTATACCAAATTCTTAAGAATCTTTATGGAGACCTGTGGGGCAAGAAAGGTGAGGAGACAGACCTTGATGCTGTAGTAGATAAAACAGTTGATGTTCACGCACCTACCACAAAGACTAATTACGATAAACTATTAAGTCAACTTAAATTTAACACAGAAGATAGTGTTGAAGAAACTACTGTCAGGATGAAGAAGCATGACCCAGATTGGACTACTGAACAGTCTAAAGATTCAGTTGTAAGGTTTCAAAAAGATTTAGATGACTTTACAAAAGACCCTGTTGCATGGCTTAAAAAACAGATTTCCCATGAAGAGGATATGCGAGTAGAATGGGAAGCTGATGGAAATGATTTCATGGTCGAGCAGAGTACTAAGTCTATAACTAAATATAATGAAGTTTTAAAAGAACTTCAGGTAAAGGATACTGAAGCAAAAACTGAAGACCTGGACACTAAAGATACAACAGAACAGAGTGAAAGTCAGACAGCTGACCTTAATAATGCTGATACAGTTTTTAAAAGTACTGAAGAGGGGGAAACAAGAGGCGATGATGCTAATGTAAGAGAGCCTATTAAGATGCCTGTTATGTCTTTCTTAGAAAAGTTAATAGGAAAAAAAGTAACAAGTACGCCTAAGGATGATACAGAGATGAGTAATGAAGAGTTCTTTAATCATTTGCGTAATATACAAGAGAGGATACAAGATAAGAAACTCACTGCGGAGGATGACGATTGGGCTACTTTCAAAGAAGATATGAAAAATCTAAAGCAAAGTATTACTGGTGAAAGAGATATTACCGATAAAGACTTTGCTACTATTCGTCCTTTTTATATAAGACAAACAAAGTCTACTCAAGTCAAGCGAATGAGATGGGATGTTGGGTTAAGTAGATTTGTAGTAGAAGAAAACTTTGATGCTAAAGGTAATCGTTTAGATAGGAGACAGCCCCCTACTTTAATAGGAGACATAGCTGTAGAGCTAGGCTTGGTTGAAAATGCTGAAGATGCTTATTTTGAGGTAAGAAATGTTTCTGGGAGAAGAGCAGGGAGAGTATGGCAGAATCAAGTTGGTGGATATAAATGGAACAGTAAACAAGGGATAGGTCAACAACAGAAGATGATATCTGATGCCAGAAAGTTAGGGTATTATTTGTATTCAGGAAAATCAGCTAGTAATGTACTTATATTTACTAAGTTAAATGTAGGTGAATCTATGGGAGAATTTTCTAGAATACAGGGTGCATTTTCTAGTGTGTATAAAAAATTTAGTGGTGACTATAAGAAATTAGAGGATAATTACGTAAAGAAGGGTTGGGGTAATGCAGAGGATTTCCGTAATGAGTTTGTTTCTAATATACGTTGGTGGGAAATACAAAATAGATTACCTATTGAAACATTAATGGATAATTATTCTGCTGCTTTATTCAAGGGACTTCCTAAGGGAATCCAAAACAAAATAAAGGTGGCTGGAATAGAAGAGAATTGGTATGCATTAAATAAGAATGAACTCACCCAACGTAAGGGTATAGGTGGTAAAACAGCAGACGATATTTTAAGAGTTGTTGGTGATAATCAAGAGGAAACCAATCCGTTCTTAAGGAGTGTACTTAATTTTAACAAGAGACAGCAACCTATATTTAATACTTACTATTCATTAGATAAGCAGTTCTTTCCTGAAAGATTAAAATATGTTGTAACAAAAGATTATCATAGATATTTAAAAGCTCTTGGATTTGATGTAGAATCAAGTGATGGAGGTGCTATCATCCGTGATGATATATTAAATAGTGGATTAGAATCTCAAGGACTGCCTATGGGTGGAGGCTTTTGGAAGCCGTTTATTGTATCAAGTTCTGAGCGTGGACTAATGTTAGGTAAACTAGCAATGCATGGAGCTGGTAAAGACCTTAGTGCTGAAATGAAGAGATTAGGAATAGAAATGATTTTTCCTGAGTCTACTATGAAACAATATGGTACCGTTAAGTTTCTTGAGATGCAGTATGATGCTAATAAAATACTTAGTTTCACTAGAAATGGTAATGTTCTCGATGATGTAACATTCAAGAGCCATGTGTACGATATGTCTCCTGAGGATATAAAGGTTTCATTCGGAACATATGATACTATACCTAATATTGTTGGACAGAAGTCACGGGTTTTAAAAGCATTAGGTGACAATATTGCTGGTGACCAAGTTGACCCTAAGGTGACTGCAGACTATGTACAGTTTTTAGAGTCAAGATATATGGGTGTTCCTGAGGTTAATAAGGAACTTGTTAGGTTACTTAATAAGCGTGACTGGGCTGATGGAGCGAAAGGGAAGGAACAGATGCGTAAGGCTTTAGATACTCTATTGGGTTCTGACTTTGGGAAATTCAATAAGCT